AGATGCAGCGCGAGACCAAAGATTGGACCCCCAAGGCTTTGGCCTTTTTCATCACGTTTGGGTTCTTTGGGGCGCTGATTTGGATCATGGTGTTTGGGATCCCGCAGACGGGAACTGAAGTCCTTCTGATGATGCTGGGCTCTCTCAGCACCTCGTGGACCGGCGTGATGCAATTCTACTTTGGCTCATCCGCTGGCTCCAAGGAAAAGAACAGCCTCCTCGCCGCAAAGGACAAGTGACATGAAAGAGAACTGGGAATCCTGCTTTGAGATGGTCTTGAAGCACGAAGGTGGTTTTGTAAATAATCCAAAAGATCCAGGTGGAATGACAAACTTGGGGGTTACCAAGGTGGCTTGGGAAGCTTGGCTGGTGCGAACTATCACTGAAAGCGATATGCGTGCCCTGACGCCTGAGAAGGTGAAGCCATTCTACAAGGCAATGTACTGGGACAAGATCAAGGGCGACCAGCTTCCTTCTGGCGCGGATTACGCAGCTTATGACTTGGCTGTCAACTCCGGGGTTGGCCGGGCGGCGAAGTACCTTCAGGAGATTGCTGGCGTGACTGCGGACGGCGTAATTGGCCCCAAGTCACTGGAAGCTATCAAAGCTTGTGACCCCCAAGAATTGGCTGATGCTCTTTGCGATAAGCGGCTTAATTTCTTGAAGCGGCTTCCAACTTTTGAGACTTTTGGCAAAGGATGGAGCCGCCGTGTTGCCGAGGTCAAAGAAAAGGCCATGAGCATGACAACCTAAGGGGAATGGTGCTATAGTGGTGTGATCGCGGGGTTACCATGACTACAGGTCTCACATACTCGACTTATGTCACTCAGATCGCCACGATGGCTGTCGTAGCGGAAAATGACCCTGCGTTTATCACGATCTTGCCCCAGATGATCACCTACGCCGAGAATCGGATGTATCGTGACATCGACTTCATGTTCACATCCACGTCCCTGCACGGCGTCAGTTTCGTCTTGACGCCCGGCAATAGGAACCTGTCCTTTGACATAAACTTGTCTTTGAACTCAGACGCCCAAACTGGAACATTTGTCGTTAGCGAGCAGATCAATCTTCTTACGGATGCCAGCGGAAATGCAGCAACGACGACAAACCCGGATGCCTGTGTCCGTGTGCCACTGCTGCCCACTACCAAGGAGTTCCTTGACGCTGTCTACGGGTCATCCTTGACTGCAAGCCTTGGCCAGCCCCAGTATTTTGTTCCCTTCAATGAGACGCTGTTCTTCGTCGGGCCGGTACCTGATCAGGCGTATCCCGTTGAAGTTGTTGGCACATATAGGCCCAACAGTCTCTCGGCAACGAACACATCTACATTCATCAGCCTCTATCTTCCCGATGTGTTTATCATGGCCTCCATGATCTACATCTCTGCCTATCAGCGTAACTTTGGCCGCGCCAATGATGACCCGCAGATGGCTGTGACTTATGAGAGCCAGTACCAGGCCTTGCTCAAGAGCGCCATGGTTGAGGAAGCTCGCAAAAAGTTTGAGGCTGCTGGTTGGTCTTCGCAGTCTCCTTCGCCCGTCGCCACACCGACAAGGGGATAAGACATGCCCCATCAAAGTTTGAAGTTGCTGCCGGGCGTCGATGTCAACAAGACGCCCGCTCTTAACGAAGCAGCAATCTCGCAGAGCCAGCTTATCCGGTTTATCCCTGACCGGACGATGGGCGGGTTGGTCCAGAAGCTTGGCGGGTGGTCCCAATATCCTCAAGGATACACCATCAACCTTGGCTCCACAGTTCGCACCCTATGGGCATGGGAAGACACCAACTCCAACTCATATCTTGGCGTGGGTGCTGACGGTATCTCTCCGTGCATCGTGACGGGTGCTAGCAATCTCACTGTAACTATTACGGGCGCGTCTGGGACAGGCGCTGTAGCTACACTTACGTATTCTGGAGCATCTCTTTTTGCAGTTGGAACAACCATAACTGTGTCGGGCATGACCCCCAGTGGCTATGATGGCACCTATATCGTAACCGCTTCAGCCGCCGGAACGGTGTCGTATTTAAACGCCACTACCGGATTCACATCAGGCGGGATAATTGGCCCAATTGCGACGCTAACATTTACCGGGAATGCTACGTTCTTGGCGGGGAAAAGCATTGCTGTCAGTGGCACTAATACTTATTCTTACGCCACTACTGCTGCGTCTGGTACGGGTTCTGTTGCTACTTTAATTTTTCCTGGCTCGTATGTGTACCCTGTTGGCACTTCGATCATAGTAACCGGTGTAACGCCAACTGGTTATAACGGAACCTACACGGTGACTGTTTCATCTGCTGGGTCTGTTTCTTATGCAAGCGCAACTACGGGGTCGCAGACGGTAGCCGGTGTCATCAGCACTGTTAGCCCGTACAACGGTACTTTTACAATTACGTCGGCTACATCTAATACCGTCTCGTATAACTTAACTTCTGCCGCTCTTCCGTATTACTCTGGTGGCTTGATTTATGGCGGCGGAAAATCTTTGAGCGTGATTCTCAATGGATCAAACCCAGATAGAACGCCCGAAAAGCTTACGGCTAATGCGGCTGTTAATTTCAGCACGACTGCTGGAAGCAATGAGGTTGTTGTTACAGAAACTGGCCGAGATACAAACAACTTTTGGGTTGTTGACATCCAAACTCAGGTTTCTGTTGGGGGCCTTATTTTGTTTGGTCAGTACCAAGTCTACAACCCTGGCAAGACGCCCAACCAATACAAAATCAAAGCAACTAATGTTTTAGGTGAGCCGGAAAATGCCACCTATACGACAACCGCGCCAATAACAATTACTGGGGCGTCTGGAACTGGCTCTGTGGCAACGCTCACATATGCTGGTGCATATGCGTTCCCCATTGGCAGCACTATTGTTGTTTCTGGGGCGACCCCGGTTGGCTACAACGGAACCTATGTTGTCGCCGCTGGCTCAACCGCTGGCAGTGTAAAATATGCCAGCGCCACTACCGGATCAGCTACTGGAGCGCCCGGCACTATATCGAATAATGGCGTAGTTCCAGTTTTTACAACAGCAAGCGGGTCAAGTCAGGTCTCAGTCGCGCTTCCCAACCATGGATATTTGGTGGGGGACACGTTCCCAACGCTTGTGGCGACAGCGGTTGGCGGTGTGGTTATCCTTGGCAATCTTTCTGTCTCCGCTGTTGACACTACAGACGTGTTCACGATTAATGCCCCGGTGACTGCAACTTCCGCTGCAACAACTGCTGAAAATGCAGGGCTGGTTCGCTTTGTATATTATAACGGTGTAGGCCCGCTTGAGACGCCCAAAGGATACGGCGACGGGGGCTACGGCGAAAATGCATATGGCGGTTATGTCCCGGTAGCAGATCGCGGCGTTCCGATAAATGCTACAGACTGGACGTTAGACAATTGGGGCCAAACGCTTATTGCAAACCCTCTTGGCGGTCCAGTTTTCGCGTGGAATCCAATTGACGGCAATGATGCGGCGGGGTGTATTGCCAATGCTCCAACTGTTAATCAAGGCGTCTTTGTCGCCATGCCGCAGCGACAGATCGTTGCGTGGGGATCGACGTTTAATGGCGTTGCTGACCCACTGCTAGTCCGTTGGTGCGATGTAGACAATTACGACTCTTGGATCGCATCGATTACCAATCAAGCTGGTAGCTATCGGATACCCAAGGGCTCCCGCCTCATTCAAGGTATCCAAGCTGGGCAACAGGCGCTGCTTTGGACAGACCTCGGCATCTGGGCCATGCAGTATGTTGGCCCTCCATATGTCTATCAGTTCAACGAGCTTGGCACCGGCTGTGGCTTGATTGGGCGCAAGGCTGCTGGCTCCATGAACGGAATTGTTTATTGGATGGGCCAGAGCCAGTTCTATCGACTTGCTGGTAGTGGCGTCGAGCCAATTAGATGCCCTGTCTGGGATGTGGTGTTCCAGGACTTGGACACAGACAACCTCGACAAAATTAGAATAGCGCCCAACTCCCGTTTTGGTGAGATTGCTTGGCATTTCCCAATGCGCGGTAATCTTGGCATTACCGGCATCGTTGGCAATGGATCTTCGGTGACAGTCACCTATAGCGGTGCGGGCACATTCTCGGTTGGCAGCACTGTGACCTTATCTGCGGTCACTCCGGCCACCTACAATGGGGCATATGTCGTTATTTCGACCTCTGGGAACACGGTCACTTTTGTCAGCACAGAAACTGCACCTTATATCAGTGGTGGCCTTATATCCGGCAGCTTGGAAAATAACGCCTTCGTCAAATACAACATCGTTTTGGACCAGTGGGATTACAGCTTCAACAACAGCAGCAATCCTTATGTAGCGCGATCTGCGTGGACGAATGAATCTGTCCTTGGCCCACCCATTGGCGCGGCTTCAGATAACTATTTGTACCAGCATGAAACATCACCGGATGCCGGTGGCTCTGGAATGAATAGCTATTTCCAGACTGGATACTTTGCTCTGTCTGATGCAGATGTGAAGATGTTCATTGATCAGGTATGGCCTGATATGAAGTGGGGTTATTTTAATGGTGTGCAGAACGCCAACGTCATTCTTACATTTTATACAACAGACTATGCCGGGCAAGATCCTTTGATTTATGGACCTTATAATCTGACAAAAGATACAACCTACATAACTCCGCGATTCCGTGGCCGCTTGGTCTCTATCCGCGTTCAGAGTACGGATGCTGGAACTTGGTGGAGACTTGGCAATATTCGCTACCGTCTACAACCCGATGGAAGATTCTAATGCCAGCATCATTAGACGATCTGTTAACTACCCAAAAGAACGGCGTCGTTGCGATCAACGGCTTAAACCAGACGTTGAAGCTGATTGAGGCTGATCTTCCGTGCATCTGCACCAACTTGGCGCTCCTCGTCACCGCCATCAATGGCGTGGCTGGCAACACATACCCGTCAACCGTCAGCAATACGGTTGCAGCATCGACTACGCATCAAGA